GTAGCAACCGTATCAAAAGACATATAATTATTATCGTGATGATATTCAATAGTACCTATAGCTGACGCTGAATTATCAGCAAAGAATATTTTAGACTCACCAGAATCAACAGAATCAAGGCGTAAAACAGAATTACCTACTGTGCTGTGTATTCTTGCTTGGGCTGTGCTTGCCTCAATGTCTAACTCATAAGCAGGACTAGCAGTACCTATACCTACTTTGCCCTCAGACACATCAACGAACAGTGTGTTAGTATTGACAGCTACGTCAGCACTAAAGTTTACCACACCAGTAAATGTGTCACCCGCTGTGTCAGCCTTAGTTGCTATCGCTGTTTGTATGTTTGTAAATTCAGTTGTAAACTCAGAGCCTTTAATTACCTTACCCGCGTTGCCTGAAGGAAGACTATCTTTTGCTCCAAAGTTAGTTGTTATAGTATAATCACTCATTAAATTAATCTCCCTAGAAGAGCGTGTACGTCTATTTGTTGTATTGAATAAGGTGCGCCATCAATGGTTGACTCAATGCCTATAGTTACTACATTACCACTACCGCTTGTATTAACCGAAGGACGCTGTATGTCTGTACCTACTGTAAATTTACCTATGTTAAACTCATCTACGTTAAACTCAGATATAGGTGTATTAGATAAAGCCGTGCTAAAAGGTTTCTTAATAAACCCACCATCGTAGTCATAACCCCAAGCTAATGTAGTGTTGGAAGCTACGTTACCAATAACTGTAATGTTAAACTTTTTAAGAAACTTAAGGTTAGTGGAGTTACCAAAGTTTAGTGGATTACTGTAGTAAGACATCAAATAAGAACTACCATTATCCTGATAGCCTTCATACTTAAATATACCGTCTTCTCTACCAATATAAATACTACCGTCCTGTAGTAAAGCCAAACTACGTGGATTAACACTAGACCATGTAGTCACTCTGTTAGCACCATCAGGTAAAGCAGTACGCATATCAAAGCAGTATATAGTTTGACTGTCTTGTAAAGACAATAAGTAAAATGCTTCATCGGCACTATACAAAGACTTAATAGGATTTAGTTGCGCTCTAACTAAAATAGTCAACTCATTACGGACATTGTTACTAATGTCACGCATAGGCATTGACTTTTCTTGTACAGTACGACCAAAGCTACGTACACCGTCTTCAGACAAGAATATAATGTCAGTACCTGTGTGTTGTACGGAATCTCTAGCAATGCAACCTACACCTTCTACAGTGTCGTGTAGTTTAAAATCAGTAGTTGTAGTAGTGTCAGCACCAGAGTAAACAATAATTGAACGCTTACAGAATATAATTAAGAAGTTATTAAATACAGACAAAGCAACAACTTCATCACTGCTGTTAGGAAATACATTAGTAAGGTCTAGTGAACCTGATGCACCGCCATGCCAGTTAGTACCAATAAGGGTGTCAGACCAATATACAGTGTGTTTATTGCCTGATACATCAGCCGCCCACAGTTTACCAAACCCACCTATAACTTCATTAGCTTCAGGAGCATAGTGTGAGCCATCTACTACTTCTACAAGAGTAAGGCTACCTGCTGTGCTTTTTAATGCTTTATGACCACGTTGGAAGAAATAAACGTCATTGTTAAATGTAACTATCTTCCAGTTATTAGCTGATATAGTATAGCCCACAGGAAGCGTCACAGGCGTTATTGTTGTAGTACCTGAGAATATTTTATTGTTACCCGCAGAAAATACTATTTTAGTACCGTCCCGTTTAACGTACTCATGTACAGCCTCTATGCCTCTACTAGAACCTAACTGTGTAGCCGTACTAGAATCAGTAGATACTTCCGTATAACCCTTACGTGCGCCTATACGCCCATATTCGTCAATAATACAGTTACTAGCGGTAGCCGCAAAGGACTGGTCAAGAGATATAGGTGAATCCTGACTGTTAATCCCCGCAAATCCTGGGGCTTGTACTGTAATGTTCTGTAATTGTTGTGCCATTAGCAAGGTGTCCATACAGTTTCAGAAGGGAATCTAGCGGCATCAAACGCTACTGCATCTGCTAACGTAGTGTCCGCTAGGGCAAATAATTCCTGTGCTGAAGTACCGCCTGTTTCTCCACGCTCACGTGAAGCTAAGGCTACTGCGTACTGTACAACTGGTGATGAAGGTACAACTAGTTTATCTGCGTCAAGAGTAAATGCGTCTGCTCTGTCTACAATGTTAAATCGTAATGTATACGCTTTGTCAGGCTTAGGGTATAAGTCAACCAAAGCATTACCGTTAGCGTCTACACCATTCCAAGAGTAATACTCTGGAGAACCTTTAACAGGCTCTTGTACTAGGTATGCGTTGTTCATCCAAGAAGAACTAGCAGGACGCATAAATAAGTTTGACGTATCGTTAATAACGTCTAGTATTTTAAAGGAGTTGTTAGTACCTGTCATACTGTAACTAAATACATCATCAGTAGTAGTTACTGTAATAGTACTTCTAAGTGCTGACCAATCCCATGCATCCTCAACAATACGTCTACCATCATTGACAAACTCTCCTATAAGTTTTACATAGGAGTCTGTAGCATTTTCTACAGAAGATGTTTCTTCCTCTCGCATTCTACGCAGTACACTGTTTACTAATTGTAAGTAAGTCATTATCCATACCTTCTTAGGTTCATCAAGGGACTAAGCATTTCCTGTGTAGACTTAATCTCTGTGTCAAATTTAAATAGTTCTTTGTCGAATAAACCTTCGACTTGTGTTGGTTGTTGTGGTGTTGGCATTAGTCCTGCTAGTAGCTTAGGGTCAAACGATGGTAAATCTACTTCAGGCAAGTCTATATCAGGTGCAGTAAACTCTGGTAAATCAACATTTAACTCTGGTAAATCTATATCTATTTCAGGGAACTCTGGTAAGTCTATGTCTATTTTAGGAGGTTCTGGAATGTTTCTTACTAATTGGTCTACTGCTTTTACTACAGGTTGTATTATAGCTTCATCTACGGCACTACCGCCCGCTCTAACAACATCTTCGCCCTCAGATAAAATATCTGAACCAACATTAATAGCTTTTTGACCTGCTTCTCCAACTGCTTCTACTAAAGGCTCTACTGCTTCTACTAAAGGCTCTACTGCTTCTACTAAAGGCTCTACCGCTCCTAATACAGGCTGTATTACGTTTTTATCTATAGCACGACCACCTGCTCTAACAATGTCTTCACCCTCAGATGTAATGTCGCTTATTACACCAACTCCTGATTCTATTAAATCTCCTACAGGACCTAAAGCATCTATTGTACTGCCTAACGCACCTTCTGCTAAATCCCCTACTAGTTCAGCGGCTGAAACAAAAGCCTCGCCCGCTTCTCCTGCAACATATTTAATTCCTTCTTCAGCTACGTCTCCTACAAAATCTTTAACTTCAGATTTAACAGAAGACTCAAAAGCATTTGAACCTGACTCACCGTCAACAATAGCATCTGTTGTGTCTTTAGCTATGTTTTTAACAAAGGAGGGAATTTCAGTATCTTCATCCATTCCTAATGTAGTTTTAATTTTACCTATAATAGCATCTTCATCTATGTCTAAATCGTCTACTACGGCTGTACCAATTTGTTTAACAAAAGCATCTCCAAGTGCTTCGTCACCGTTTTTACCAGAGGCTATACCGCCTATAGTGTCTCCTAGTATTTCTTTTGCAGGTTCAGGTATTTTAGAAAAATCTACATCTATATCTAAATCATCAATAAAGTTTTCTGTTATATCTGCTATTTCAGAACCTATTTCTTTAACTAAAAAAGTTTTACCTGCAGATTTTAAACCTTCCTCTATATAGCCTGTGTTTACTGTGGTTTTAATACCTTGAAAAACAGGAGCAACGGGAGGATACACAACACTAAGAACATCTAATGTTGTGTTTATTGCTTTCATTTCTGAAGAAACTGGAGGAGGATTATCATAGGAATAATTACCGTACTGACCAAATTCTCCTATTTGTACGTTATCACCAGTAATATCAGGAACACCTATAATAGTACCTGTGTTTAGAGTAGTAGTTCCTGCTTTGTTTCCCCATCCCCAAGAAAAAGTTTTACCTAGTGATTCATCCGTATAATCTAAAGCACCTCCTTGACGAGTAAGAAAGTCTTGCATAACAGCACCCTGAACATCCATAGCTTCTTTACGGACATCATTGTCAGGTAAGTCTTGATAGAATTTAATGTCTTCTACTGTATCAAAACTAGGCGCACCTTCTGCAATAAAAGTAGGGACACCTCTACTACGTGCCATATTATCTTCAAGATATTCTATGTACGCATTATCTGCGGCTACTTTTGCTTCCTCAAGAGTAGTGGGTAAAGTATATGCTTCAATACCCGCTGATTCTAAAGTATCTTTTGTTTCTTGTCTACGTTTAACATTAAGTTCGCCATACTTTTTAACAACATCCCAAGTGTCAGGATTAACACCGTTATTGTAAAAAGAGTTTTTAAAACCCTCTAACTCTGTTAATTCTGCATCTGTCCAAACATCGGATTCAATAAGACTGTTAAACTCAGATTCAAATCTTCTTTGGTCTGCTAATGAAGGTTCACCAAACATTTCAAAGTATGAAATTTTATATGTGTCTTTATCATAGTCCCACCCAGTACGCGGTCTATTATAAACACCTGAACCAGTGTAACCCATATTAGGGTCAAACGAAGAACCACTGCTTGTCATTAAACCTGAGCCTTGAAAAGCAGAAGCATCTGGTTGTGCATCAGCAAGTTGCTGTAATCTTTCTTTTTCTAAAGCATCTTGTTCTTTTCGTGCCTGTGCTTCTGTTTCTTGTGCTTGTTTACGGTTTTCTTCTTGTTGTTTTTCCCACGCTAATCTACGAGCGTCTGCTTGTGACTGTTCAGGAGTTGCATAATAATTCTTACGAACGTATGACATTATTTATCCCTCTGTACTTTCTTAGTCTTTTCAACAGTTCTCATAGCACCTAAACCAAGCATACCCATCAGTACTGGCATCATTGTAGCCATATCTAAAACAGGGATTTCAATGGTAGAATTGGCAAGAGCAAGCGCAAAATTTGCCATCGGGATAAGAATGTACTGACTCGCAAGTCCAATGCAACAAGTCCAACCAACAGCAGGTCTCCAACCCGACACAAAGAGGCTCTTATGTGACGCTTCTGTCTTATTAACTTCAAGTTGCGCTTTCGCAAGTTCCTGCGCGTGTTTTTCAGCCATTGTCGAAAGTTCAAAGGCGATAGCATTCTTCTTGTCTTTATCCTCTATAAATTTGTCAAGTAACCCTGTAACAGGTCCGATTAATTGCTCTAACATAAATGCCTCACTTAAGGGGATTTGAGAGGTAGTCCATACCCTGCCACAAATCCTCTACCTCTTTGGTCAATGTCTTTAACTTATTACTTACGTCACCAATATCTTTTGTAATAACTTCAGCCTTAGCTACTGTACCTTTTATACCCTCTATCTCATTAGCTAGCTTAGAAACGTCTGTATTCAATTCTAACAGCTTTTCTTGCTGACTTAGTAGTGTCTCTAGCCTTGTGCCTAAAGTGGCTAGATTCTGCTGTATGGGGCTTACATCGGGTATCTGTGTAGCTTCTACTGCTTCCAGTCTTGAGTACAGGCTAGAGGCTGTCCATACGCCACCACCTATTGTACTACCAATACCTAGAACTATGGCTATCCATACACCTTTAAATGATGTACCGCCAATGGTTAATTCGGTTTGCTCTAAACTCATAGTTCCGTACAGTCACTGTTCATAAAGCAATCATAACTATAGGCTGTAGGACCAGTCAAATAATATTCTGATTCACTACCTGCGGCTAGTATGTCTGCTTCCGTTACGTATAAATCTAAACCAATATTGTCATTACCATTAAGGTAAACTGCTGTAAGGTTTCTAGTGGTGTTATAACCCATAGCAACCCACTGTTGGTTAGAATCGTAAAAGATGTTAGTCTCTTCCGCTGTAGTGTTAGCATTCTCTATACCTTGCTCTAGGAACTCTACAGCTTCTTTGTTACCTGCTACAGATAAGAATGCACTAGCGTTATTAGCGTGTTCCTCAATGGAGTCTAGGGAGTCGTTGTACGTCTCTACCTCGTCCTGAGTGATTGTCAATGATTCTATATTGTCAGCTACAAAAGTCTGTACTTCTGCTTCCTCTTGAGGAGTAGCGGCTGACTCAGATACCTCAGCTACTTCCTGTACAGCAATCATGTCCACTACTACTTCAGTAAATACACCAATGGCTTCATCCATCATGTCTAACTCTGTGTATGCTTTTTCCTCAAGTACAGTCTGTAAGTCACCGTAGGCTTGATAGTTTGACATACTAGACAAAGCCGCTGTGTACGCCTGTAGTTGCTCAGGACTGATGTGTGCTGTACCAGAGATAGTACCATCTGACAATGCGTCACCATAGTATGCGTACTCTTGAGCCGCACCGACTAACTTAATGCCTCGGTCTATCTGGTCAACAATAGCATTGGAGGTGTTGATTAGGTTGTCTAGTTCACTGCTTTGTGCTACGGAACTTAGCACTAACAGAGATAATATCATCTTCTTCATCTGTGTCCTCTCCTCCAATGTTTAGTATAGTGTTGTACCAATCTTGTGTATCTTTGTTGTAGTCAGGTATGTATATTTCTGGCTGTCTCTTCATAACTAGCATAGCACGTTTACCTACTACTAGCTTGCCATTACTTAGTATGGGACATGGAGTACCTGACATAAACATACTCTTCCATACATCTACTGCTTCACACATACGGGCTACTGCGGCTACCTTCATGCCTAAGTCACTAAGTACCTTAGCGTCCCTACGTCTATTGCAGTTCTCATCAATTTTGTACTTACCTTCCGACCAACCTACTACCACGGTCTGTACTGATGACCCTATACCTTTTAAACACGTTTCAATACCATTGGACATATAGCTAGGTGTTATAGCTGAACCTACTGGTATTTCTGAACTACTCCCTGCACCATTATACGTGTTACTTGTTGATGTATCCTGTGTGCTGTTGTTACTATTCGTTGTGCTGTTGTCCCCATGAAATGTATTCAAAGAACCTTCCTGAGCGTTGTCAGCCAGTGTAACTACGCTAAACAACATTAACAAACAAAATAGTCTTCTCATTACTTTTTATGTACAATCTTCTGTACTGTATCTGATTCATAGATACGTAAACCTAACCAAATAATAGTAAACAGACTGGCTACGGGAGGTAGCCATGCGGCTACTGACATTATTCCTGTTGATGCCGCGGCTAAGTCTAGTGCTTGTTTTGCTTCGTTGGTCATTTGTATGTCCTTATATTGCGGCTATTATAAATGCTAAGAGTTCTGAGTAACGAACACCTAATTGAGTTATTTCAGTTGAACCTTCTGGTGCGGCTTCTGCATAATTGTATGTTTCACCTTCATGCTCCCACCAAGTGTCAGAACAAAACATAGAGTAATTATGAGCGTCTAAACCTTCAGCAGTAAATGCGTCTTGTAAGTCCTGCGCTACAATACCAAAATGTATTCTAGCATTATCACCTTTTTCTTCAACAGATTCATTGAATCTATACTTACGAAGCAAACCTTTTGCGGCTACAGCTACTCTGGTTTCTGCATCAGACAAAGTTTCTATTTGTTGTTTAAAGTTTCTGTCTGATGTATTTATTGTTGATGTAGATGCGTATAATTGTGACCACTTAGCACTAGAAGCACCTAACCGCATTTTACCATTATGGTTTGCACCAGAAGTCGTTAGAGGTTGAAAATACGAATTATTTGTACCTGTCCCACCAAATATACTAAATACACCTACTGCAATTTCACCTGATGATAAATATGTGTACCTTGAATCAGCGTAACCAAGACCAGTTGTGCCTATACCACCGTGGTCTTCATCAGTACCACTATATCTTGTTTTTTTAATTTGATAAGCAAGTGCCGCACCGCTAATGTTTGTATTTGTTGAAATAAACGGAGTAACCTGATTGCTTTCTAAGTATACGGTAGCCGCGCTACTAATCTGTGGACCAAGCACTGCATTATCTGCTATCTTTGCGTTTGTAACAGCATCATCAGCAAGTTGGTCAGTATCTATAGAACCATTAGCAATGCTTGTTAAGTAGTCAGAGGAATCAAAAGCCTTAACCTGTGCTAGGTTAGTTACTTCTGAGTCCATCAATGCACCTGCGGCAGTAACATTAGCTGTATCCGTTACGTCTGCACTAGCTTCAATACCATCTAGTTTAGTATGGTCAGCATCGGTAAATGCGTTAGTGTCTGCATTGTTTTCATACGCTGTCTTTATCTCTGCATCAGTTTGGTCAGCAGTTGCACTAGCTTCTATACCAGTTAGCTTAGTCTTCTCAGCGTCTGTAAAAGCATTAGTATCTGCTTCAGCTTCATAAGCTGTCTTTATTTCCGCGCCTGTCTGGTCTGCGGTTGCGCTAGCTTCAATACCATTTAACTTTGTATGGTCAGCGTCAGTAAAATCATTTGTTGTTAAACCACCATCACCTACTGTATACGTTGTGTTAGTACTGTCAATAGTAAAGTTAGGATATGTACCTGTTACTGAAGTAGCACCTGTACCCGTTAAGGCTACTGTTTGGTCTGGCGAACTATTTGTAATAGTACCATTACTCGCTATAGAGATACCAGTTCCTCCTGTGAGGACACCAGTAACATTAGCGGCTGTTACGCTTGCGTCTGAACCGTCAGTACCATCTGCTCCATCAGCACCCGCAGGTCCTGTTGCACCAGTTGCTCCTGTTGCACCAGTTGCTCCTGTTGCACCAGTTGCTCCTGTGTCTCCTTTAGGGACAGTTAAAACACCTGTAGAAGCATTATAGATTACTTCTGTACCTGCATCACCTGTGGCGGCTGTAAGAGTTAATATAGAGTTTGCAGAGGCTTGTGCGGAAGTAGCCGATGCTTCAGCCGCGTTAGCTTGAGCAGTTACTTCCTGTAGAAAGGAATTATCCGATGAATCTCCTGAGCCACCTACACCTCTGAATATAGCCATGAAACATTCCTATAGTTAAAAAAAAAA